AATTTCGCCGGATTTATATCAGATACAAATGACTTCTTAACGCGATTCGTTTTAGACAACGTTCCGTCCATGCCAAATAATTGTAAATTTGAATATGTACCGGTTGGGTCATTAAATTTATTATATCTACTATGTCCACTATGTGTTCTATTAACACTTTTAATTTTCACTACATTGCTGCTCTCTGTTGATAACAATGTGTTGTAATCGTTCGCCGTAATCATTCTATCTTGCGAAGCATATGCCTGTGGAGCATTCTTTTTAATTTCAAGTAAACTTTCACTGCTACTACTATTAACTATACTTTCTCTTAATTGAACTTTTAATGTAGCCGTATAAACCTTATTGCCACTGCCAATATAGTCAATATTTATAGTAGATGTTGCCATATCAGATGGGCGCAAGTTGTATGATGCATTCATGCTCGTTCTAAACCATACACGTATAGTATCGCTAGGCAAATTGCCAAATTCTCCATCAGGAAATACGATTGTAATACTGTTATTTTTTAATGTTCGTACAGAATAGATATCACGCAGTCCACTGCCTAGTGTATTATACACTGTGCTACTTCCGTTAACTGTGCCTACCTGTGTCCATGTTTTTAGTATGTTGCCTTGATTATCTATTGTTTGTACCCAGACATCAGTATTATTAATATTAGAGCTAACTATATCCAATGTCATACTATCCTTAGGAGTAGCAATCGGGAAATCTTTATATTGAAGTGTACCTTGTTTCAGTCCAACAAAAAATCCAGTATTGTTACTAGTAACACCGGCGCCATCATTATTATATATAATTGAGAATTCGCTTTCTGGATCTGGTGTTTTTTCAATGACTCTGTTATCTTCTGGAGCATAGTCAATGTTTATAATTTCAAATGGTGTAGCGTTACCAAGTACTGTTCCCGAAATGCCGATTGGATGTTGACTAGGTTCACTATTCATATTATAGAATTGCACTGTTGATCCGTTAATAATATTTTGCTTGTGCGGGCTGCCGAACTGTGTCAATCTTGACAGAGTAGCATTCATTACACTTATAAAATTATCTATATTTGCACTATTTGTTAGATCTTCAAATAAAATTTCCTGGCCGGCTAAACTTAATCCATCATTGCCTATGATAGCTTCGTTTGTTCTAATTGATGTTATTTTTAACTTTCCCTCTGATGTAATATTTCTTCGTGGAGTATATCCCAAGAAATCAGAGAGTTTATGTATCGCATCCTGTCGAACAGCAGTACTTAAAAAATTGTTCCTACTATTAAGTTCTACGCGGTATGCAAGGTTGTGTCCAAACATTGCTATGACATCTAACAGTGCCACGAACTCGGAACTTTCAACCCAATCGTTATAATCTTCCGGGTAATTATTGCTAATGTATGCTACCATAGACGCTCGTATAGTGTCATAGTCGTATGATTTCATATCAGCATGTGTGTAGCTCTCATAAACAAGGTCGTAGCTTTCGGCTGAGAATAGTTTATTTTGTCTTATAAGTTGTGGCATAATATATCTATGTTATTTAAAATTCTTCACGATTAAATTTTAATATTAAATCAGTTGGGGTTGTTGTTGGCAAATATACTAACCGTATACGTACTACAACTTCGTGGCCATCTTCGTTTACATCTAACTCATTATCTTCTAATCGAAATCTTGGGTCATAATTAACGACCGCTGATACGTCTTCTGTTATCAACGATATAGTTGATTCATCAAGTGGCTGAAATACATAAAATGGTAGGTTACTACCGAAATCTGGATTCGTCCATTTTTCGCCTTTGCGTATTCCAAAGTGATTTTTTAGGTCCTGTTTAGCAAGATCTAAATCACTTAATACTATCTGCTTTCCGTTTTCTCCGGAGCTATATCCGACAATTCGATTATTCATACTGATATTTATGCTTGCAATAAACCAAGTATTTAATTCATGAAGATTTTGTCGGTTTTATCTATAGATAGTAACGGTTCTGGCCAATTTAAGAAATCTTGCCAGCCAATATCTGGTACAGTTAAATGAAAAAACTTGTTGTTATGATTTATAGAATGCCAAGATGGCTGATGTGGTGTGTTAATTGGTGATATTATATTGTCAGCCTTTTTGGTGTTACATGGCCTACATGCCGTAGTACAATTAGTCCATGATGTCTTTCCATTCTTGGCCCTAGGTAGTACGTGATCAATTGTGAGTTCTTCAGTAGTAAATTTATTATTACAATACTGACATGTGAAGTTATCTCTAATTAACATATGTCTTCTCGAGAACTTAGCAAAATCTGGTTGTTTTTGATAATTTTTTAACATGACTATGCTTGGCTTTGGCATACATATATTCTCACTACGAACTAACTCATGTTCATAATTTTTAACAACTGCTACTTTATCGTGAAGCAATAACTTGATGGATTGTTGCCAAGTTATTACACTAATTGGCAATAAGCTTAGTGGTTGTCCATTTGCATTAATTACTAATACTGGTGACATATATTAAGATTTGGATTTTAATTGGTTAACTAACTGTCTTTGTCTACTTAAAGACAAGTTAGGTAAGAATCTAGAGGTCTCTGCATAATACACATATTCTGCTTGTTGCTTTTGTTGAAGATCCATGCTGTCATATGCCTTTCTTATATCTTGAATACCTCTGTTTCTAATAGACTGTCTAGACAGTTGCCTGCCATAATCAGCTAACATAAGCATTGATGATTCTATTTGCCTAACATGTCGCTGTTTGTTTGTTAATATCATAGCGGTAGCTATATAGTTCCATTTTCTATCCTTAATGTAATCATGTATATTAACACGATTGTGGTCATCACCTATATACGATATAGTACCAGTCCAATGGTAAAGACTCAATAACGCATCATATTGTGATTGTGATATAGTAGATAATGGTATTAACTTCTTAAGCTTTTTTTCCTTCAACTTTAGAGCGGCGATCCATAATGAGTAGCTTTCGCTTTCTAATAATCCAGTACCTTTAAAATTCTCAAGTCTGGTATTATTGTATCCAATAGATATAGGATCTTCTCCTCTTTTAACTGTATACCCAGACCATAATGTATGTGTTGTAATATTAGATATCAATGCGTCACTACACTCTAACTCGTTTAGTGGTTTTAAGTCATTAACTTTTTGCGTATCT